ATAATCAAAATGGCTGATTTTTCATTAACCACGCTCTTTGTCGTTCCAGTAGGAAATACTCTACCTAGCTCTGGATCCACACAAGATTTAACAGCTGGTCAAGTAGGAATTTTTACTAGTGATTACACAGTAGCTACTGCTGGTAACATTGCTTCTTATCCTTACTTTTACATCGCACAAGGTAGAGTAAATACATACTTACAAGGATCTAAGCGTTCAGACAAAATATCTGGATGTCCAACTGGCTCTTCTTGTAAAACAAACGTAACTGAGTGGTACAAATCTTTAGGATGTCCTACTCCTGTAAATCAAGTAACTGATGTAGTTGACTTCACAGTAAAATGTGGTGAAATTGTTACATTAACATTACGTGGCTTCTCTAGCTATTTAAACACATTGTACTTCAATGGTTTCACTCGTAGTGTAACTGTTAATGCACCTTGTTGTGATTGTGGTGGAGATCCTTGTACAGATACTGATGTTCCTGCTTTAATTGATTCATTAATCTTAAAGTTAGAATCTCATGCACCTGGTGACAACCCAGACAACATTTACTTATCTCAGTTTTATCAATTCCAAAGACTTGGTGATGATCAATCTGCTTTCTTACGTATCACTGGTAAACCATTAACTGCTTATGGACAACCTTGTGACATTGCTGCATTCCCTTTTGAGTATGACAGATTCTACTTTAGAACTTTCATTTTCTCTGGTCCTGCAACTACTGCTGACTTTATTGTTGATGATCCTTGTAACAAAGTAGCTCAACCTGTAATTATTCAACGTTCTAACTATGCTGTTGGTACTTCTGCTGAGGTTCAACAATTAGAGAAGAACTTCTATAGTTACCAAGCTGGTTACTTAAAGCATCTTTACAGAATGAATGGTTACAACGAGAACTTTGAGTCTTGGGTAACTGATGGTACAATCTATGATTTGTATTACATCAAATTCAATGAGTATGATAGATCTGCTTACCAATGGGGTGATTACATCATGGAAGATAGCATGGCAATTATTGCTGTTCCTGAATCTGAAACATCTGCAATTGAAGCTATCTTAGTAGCTGGTTTAGGAGCTGTAGCTGGAGATACTGCTTGTATCACAACTACTAGCACTACAACTACTGTATGGCCTAGTACTTCAACAACAACTACTTTGATTCCTTAAGAATAAAAGTAGCATCATATTAACCTATGCCAGAGGGTGAGAGGATATCTCAAATCCTCTGGCATTTTTATTAGAAAAAACCATGACATTAGATTTTTTAGTAATCAACACATACAACACACAAACGCTGGGTGTGGCTGATATATCTGTTTATGATACGAGTCCACCTATTGTTAGTGCTGCTACTATGCAAATTACTATTCCTGGTTTTCCTACACCTGTTTCTATTCCATTCAATGTGAATAGCTTTAATGTTTACAACTCAATTATTTTAGGACTAACTCCATTTCCAGCAGTGACACCATTGCCTGATGGAATATATTTCATGAAATATTCAGTTGCCCCAGCTACTACATATTATGTAGAGAAGAACATTATGCGTACTGAACTTATTCAAGAAAAGTTTGATGGTGCGTTTATGAAGCTTGATATGATGGAATGTGATTCAGCTATAAGAACCCAGTCGAAAGTAGTATTAAATAGTATTTGGTATATGATTCAAGGCTCTATAGCAGCAGCTAATAACTGTGCTATTGATACAGCCAATAAATTATATATCCAAGCAAATAGACAATTGGATTATTTTATTGCAAACCAATGTGGTTGTACAGGAAACAACTATATAATTAATTTCCCTTAATATGGCAAACTGTAGAGGATGTGGTATGAAGGTGGGCTGTGGCTGTCAATTAATTAATGGCCTATGCTCAGCATGCAACAACAAACTTAAAACTGCTACAAAAAGAATAAAAGATGTTATCACCAAGATTAACAGATTGTGTAGTTGATGCTAGCATTCCTGCTACACTATTACAAATTGATGAAAGATTAACTTACTGGGCAAATCGCCAGTATAATAATATTATCTTCTCTATGAATAATTGTATTCCTGGAGAGATAATTGATGATTTATTACATTACAAACAAATATTAACATATAGACTTTGTACTCCCACTTATGCTATGGTGTGTGGTCTTCCCACTACCTCTCAGGTTGTGAGTAGAGTTAAAGTGTTAATTCATAAATAAATTAAACCATGTCTTGCGAAAGTTGTTATAATGGATGTGTTCAGACAGTATCTGATGAATGTGTTAGATATACAGGTATAAACTATGAGGCATTAGGTGTTGAAACAGGAGACAATTTAGTTTCTGTTGAACAAGCTATAATGAATGCTCTAGTTCCTTTATTAACTGGTACAGGAGATGCTATTGCATTAAGTATATCTTGTCCTATAGTTGATTTATATTTACCTGCTCATACACCAAACACTCAAGAGTTATTCACAGCTACAGTATCAGCTATATGTAGCTTACAAGCACAAGTATTTACTATTGATGATATATTAACTATATTAAATGCTGATTATGCAATTGATTGTCTTACAGGGGTAACTGCTTCTTCTGACACCCATGCTATTGTCCAAGCTATTATAAATAAGCTTTGTCTAACTGTCACTGATCTTGCTGCTCTTACACTTGATGTAGATACAAACTATGTTAAGCTAGCAGACTTAGATGCTTTGATTGCAGCTTATTTAGCTAGTCAAGGTGGTGGTGGTTCAAACCAACAATATTTAAAAATGGTTCCATATGTAGCGTATGAATACTATGGATCATTAACTAACTTTGATGGAACAGGTGCAGGCTTAAATTCTGCTGGGTTCTATAAGGTAAATCTATGCAATGGCTTAAATGGTACTCCTGATAGAAGAGGACGTGTTGCTGTTGGAGCTATTCAAAATGTTCCAGGTGGTCCATTAGATGCTGCAGTTAATCCTGCAAATCCTGGTAATCCAAACTATGCAATATTTAATACAGCTGGAGCAAATACAGTAACGCTTATCGCATCACAGATGCCTTCTCACTCACATGGTGCAACTGCTACATCTATTGGTACTATATCTCCAAATCCTCATAGTCATACTATTAGTTATTTAAATAAAGGTGCTGGAGATGGTTCAAATGTAATTGGTAGTCAAAGTTCATCAAATATTAAAACTACAAGTACTGTTAGTCTTACTGTTGACGTAAGTACAAGTGTTACAAATGCTAATACAGGTGGTGGAGCAGCTCATGCAAATATTCAACCTGCCATAGCTGCATATTATATCATGTATATTCCTTAATCTTATTAAACTAATTATAAAATGGCTTGCAATCCTGGAGATCCTTGTTACAATGCTTACTATCAACCTAATCAAAACTGTGGTTCATTTCCTTGTGAAACTACAGCAGGTAATGTTATATATAATGGACCCAACCTTCCTTGTTCAGGAATTCACACTGGAGATAACTTAGACTGTGCTCTATCAAAAATAGATGACGCTCTTTGCAATGGTGTTGTTGGTCTTAATGGTACCTCTGGAACTTCTGGTTCTAGTGGTCGTACAGGCACTGCTGGTACATCTGGAAGTTCAGGTGCTACAGGACCTGGTGGTTCATCTGGCACTTCAGGTAGCTCAGGTGCTAGTGGTGCTGCTGGTTCATCTGGCACAAGTGGTGAAACTGGTTCTAGTGGAACCTCTGGAAGTTCTGGTAGAGAAGGTTCTAATGGTACATCAGGTTCTGCTGGTCTTTCTGGAACTGCTGGTACATCTGCTTCTTCTGGTCTTTCTGGAAGTTCAGGAAGTTCAGGAACATCTGCTGCAGATGGTACAATGGGTACGTCTGGTACATCAGGCTCATTAGGACCAGCAGGTACATCAGGTACAGCTGGTTTAGATGGAGATAGATACTTATCATCTTCTGTCACATCGTTATTAATAGGAACTGGAACTAAAACTTTAACCATTGGTACAGGATTAGCTTATAGTATTGTTCAGACAGTGCTTTTGACATATGATGTATCTAATACAATGCAAGGCTCTGTTACAAGCTATGATAGCCTTACAGGTGTTATGGTTGTTAATGTAGCAACAACAACAGGTTCAGGAACATATGCAGTTTGGACTGTAAACTTATTTGGAGCTGCTGGTGGTAATGGATCAAGTGGTACATCTGGTTCATCAGGTACATCTGCAACTGCAGGAACTAGTGGATCTAGTGCTTCATCAGGAACATCTGCAAGTTCTGGTTCATCAGGAACAGCTGGCACAGCTGGTACTAATGGAACCTCAGCTTCTTCAGGTACAGCTGGTACATCAGCTAGTGCAGGTACATCTGCTTCTAGTGGAACAAGTACAGGTACTGCTGGTACTTCTGGTGGTAGTGGAACTCCTGGTAGCCCTGGTAGCAATGGTTCTAGTGGAACTAGTGGAGCTGCTGGAGCTGCTGGACCTACTGGTCCTACAGGCCCAACAGGAGGTATAGGTCCAACAGGACCTACAGGTAGTCCAGGCCCAACAGGTCCAGCAGGTACTCCTGGTGGCACAGGACCAATAGGTCCAACAGGACCTACTGGTGGTCCAGGTCCAACTGGCCCAACAGGTCCAACAGGTCCAACAGGTCCTGGATTTACAACTATCTCTCCAGCAACTGCAGGAGCAATAGTTATATGTACTAACGCAAACTCTGGATATACAAACTCACTTGTAACTGTAGTTGGTAATTCAATA